TGATTAATGAAATTAAATCAAGATATCAAGGTTATAGAATATTTGTTTATCCAGACCCAGCGTCAAGACAACGTAAAACTTCTGCTGGAGGAATGACAGATTTATCTTTACTACGCAACGCTGGTTTTGAAGTTAAAGCAAGATCGCAACACCCATTAGTCAGAGATAGAATTAACGCTGTCAACTCCAAGTTAAAAAATGCCAATAATGTGTCAAGTCTATTTATAACAAAATCTTGTAAAAACTTAATTAAGAGTTTAGAAAGACAAATATACAAAGAGGGAACAAGTGTTCCAGATAAAGATAGTGGGTTTGACCATTTTAATGATGCGTTAGGCTACATGGTAGAATATATGTTTCCTTTGCGTAGAGATTTTGAACCAAGTGAACCTCGTAGGTGGAGTTAGATGGCGAATTATAGTAGAGAATTTTTAACAGCAAAACATTCGGATTATGAAGATAATCTAAAGCATTGGAATTTTCACTATAGATCATATTTAGGCGGAGATGATTTTTCTAATGGATATTTTCTTAACAGATATATCTTAGAACAAGATGATGAATACATAAAGCGTATAGACTTTACGCCACTAGACAATCACTGCCGAAACGTAGTACAGATATATTCAAGTTTTTTATTTAGAGTTCCTCCTAGCAGAGATTATGGCTCTATGACAGGTGATCCTCAATTAGAGTCATTTCTGCAAGATGCTGATTTAGACGGAAGGTCTTTTCATAACGTTATTAAAGATATGCAACAACACGCATCAGTTTATGGTTCTTGTTGGGCTATTATAGATAAACCAGCTACCATAGCAAAAACTAGAGCTGAAGAATTAGCTCAAGATATCAGACCATATATCTCTATCTACACTCCAGAGAATGTGACGAACTGGAAATATGAAAGATTACCTAATGGTAGATTTTATTTAACTTCATTAACTATTATTGAAGATATAAACGAGGAAGAAGCAATCGTTAAAGTCTGGACTCCAGAAGATATTACTACCTACAGAGTAGATGAATACATGAAACATTATGCTAGTTCTAAACCTGTAAAGATTGATGAACAGCCAAATGCTTTAGGAGAAATACCAGCAGTTATTTTATATAACCAAAAATCACAACGTAGAGCTATAGGTATTAGTGACTTATCTGATGTTGCTGAGTTACAACAAAGTATTTACAATGATTATTCAGAGATTGAACAGTTAATTAGATTATCTAACCACCCTAGCTTAGTTAAAACACCTAACGTTGAAGCATCTGCTGGTGCTGGCTCAATTATAGAAATGCCAGAAGATATGGATTCAAATCTAAAACCTTATATCATTCAACCTAGTTCTCAATCCTTAGATAGCATAATGAAAGTAATTCAAATGAAAGTTGATGCAATAAATAGAATTACACATATGGGTGCAGTAAGAAATACAAAAACACAAATTACCAGTGGAGTGGCTTTAAGGTCAGAATTTGAATTGTTAAACTCTAGGCTTAGTGAAAAAGGTGATCTATTAGAAAATGCTGAAGAAAAAATATGGTCATTCTTTGCTAAGTGGCAGAATAAAGTATTTGATGGTCAAATAGATTACCCAGATAGTTTTGATATTAGAGATTTCTCTGCTGATTTACAATTCTTACAAACTGCTAAAGCTAGTGGTGTTAAATCAGAAACATTTATTAAAGAAATAGATAAACAAATCGCAAAAGCTGTCGTAGATGATGATGAAGCAATTAATTCAATAAATAGTGAAATAGACGCTAGTTCAAGTGCTATTGGTCAATTCTCAACAACATTACCTACTAACGACAATGGCGAAGAAGCGTAAAGTTTCCAAAGATAAGAAAACTAAAATACCTAAAAAGTATTTAAGCGGTTTAAAAGGTGCTAAAAGATCAAAAAGAGCAAGTCTTTTAAAAAGAATGAGTGCTTTATATAAAGCTGGTAAAAGAATACCGCTTTCATTATTAAAACAAAGAAGCAAAATATAATGGCTGTAAGAAGAAAAGCATTATCGGCAACTACGCAAGCAACTCTAAGAAGCAAAGCTAAAGCTAGTAAAAGATATACTTATGGCACATTAGCTAAAGTTTATCGTAGAGGACAAGGTGCTTTTTTATCTAGTGGTTCACGTCCTAGAATACCGATGGCGGCATGGGCAATGGCTAGAGTAAATTCATTCTTGCGTGGTTCACGAAAACATGATTTAGATTTACGAAAAAGGAAACGAAAATGAGTTTAAGTAATGTTTATAATTTACCATTAGGATTATCTATTCAAAAAGGTTTAGTGCAAAACTATACAGGTATTAATAAGTTTGGATTAAATACAGCAGTTGGAACATCTTTTGAAACTATTTGGGACGGAAATAATACTTATACTTATCCAAGTTCTGCTGGAACTGCTACAGCAACAAGTTCAGATACAGATGACAATACAGGCACAGTTGAGATACAAGGACTAGATTCTAATTATGATCTTGCTACAGAAACATTAACGATTGGTGGCTCTGCTGGTTCTACAAGTTTTATTAGAGTTTTTAGAGCAGTATTAAAAACAGCTAATACAGGAACATCAAATGTAGGAACTATAACAATAACAGTTTCATCAACAACAGTAGCACAAATAAGAGCTGGTTATGGTCAAACTTTAATGTGTATTTATACAGTTCCAAGAAAACATAATGCATACTTAATGCAGTTAGATGTTGGAAGTTCTAAAGATTTAGAGAATGAAATAAGATTTATTACAAAAGAAATAGACAATGGAAATGTCTTTAACACAAAAGCATTTATTACAACTAGAGGGGGCTTTGTAGAAAAGAATTATGCAGTGCCAGTTGTTATACCAGAAAAAACAGATATTGAATTAATAGCTAAAGCAAGTGCAACATCTGCTGTAAGTGGTGGCTTTGAATTATTTATAGAAAAAGTTGATCAATCATAGTGGCTAAATATCAAGGCAGAGCAGTTAAACTTAACAAACCTTTTCGTACTTCTGGGGAAAGAAAAAAGTTTGCGGTATATGTTAAAGATAGATCAACAGGTAATGTTAAAAAAGTTCGTTTCGGTGATCCTAATATGTCTATTAAAAAGTCTAACCCAGCTAGACAAAGAAGTTTCTTAGCAAGACATGGGGCTATTCTCAAGAAGGTGCGAGGACAAAAAACCTTAGCCCCTGTCTATTGGGCTATTAAATCATGGAGAAAAGGTTTTAATGTATAATGTCCAGAAATCCATTCCTAGAACGTTTAGCTGATCAGCACGAAGCACAAATAAGAAGCACATTAAATAATCTAGAAGCTGATATCATTTCCCAAATAGGTAAAGTCACAGATGATAGTGGAGTTTTAACCACCAAAATATCAATAGAACTACGCAACGATATTAGGCGTTATATGGAACAATACAGAATACAAGCTGACACCCTTGTCAGAGATTATGACCAAATTGTGAATAGCTTTATGGAGGAGTTTGGCGAATTAAATATTCCAGAGAAGTTTAAATCATTAACAGAGGCAGATTTAATCACAATCAATCAATTAAAGTTTCAATCCTTTTCTGGTTTTGAAGATATAGCCAATAGATATCTCACAGAAATAAATGCTAATGTTTATCAAAATGCTATAGCTGGGAAACCATTCAATGAGATGGTTAAAGATATTAGGGGGTTAATTACTGGAGATGTTGATAGACGTGGAAGGTCAATGGCTGGTTATGCCTCACAAATAGCTCACGACTCTGTAATGCAATTTGATGGTCAGTTCACAGTTTATAAAGCAAAAGAGGCTGGACTAGATAAATTCAAATATACAGGAACATTGGTAAGAGATAGCCGAGATCATTGTAGGCTTCATCTAGGAAAAACATATACGGAAGAAAGAATTAGAGAAATATGGTCTGGGGATTGGGCTGGAAAAGCAGAGGGAGATGCGTTTATCGTTAGAGGTGGTTATCGTTGCAGACATACTTGGTTGCCTATTGTTGACATAAAAGAAGATAAAATTCCAGAAGAAGAAATAAAACCAACAAATATATTTGGAGAAGTATCTAATGCTGAAAAAGATATATTAAAACAAGCATTT